TATTTTCCTAGTAGTGTCATAGTATCTTGTGTATTTTCTACAATATCATCTGATACTGTATTTGCATCTAGGTCTGTAAAGTCCTCTATTATTTTTACTTCGTGACAATCAGCCTTGAATAGTTTGTCTGTAAATTTATCGAATTTATATAAATCATTTTTATTGACCACAACAAGCTTAACATATTTACCTTTATACTGATTAACATTATGAGTATCATAATCTTCTTGTGTATCATCATAATATATTTTTTCAAATATCCTTTGTGGGTTTATTATTCGTGTTAGTTCTCTGGTTTCCGTATCAAAAACATGAAAACCTTTTGGACAATTATAATCACTCCATGTCATTTGATATGGTGTTCCAAGATAATATATCTGACCATCATCAGACTTCTTGTGATAGTGTCCAGAGAATACTGTATCAAACTTTTTAAATTGTGATTTATCGAAACCAGACTCAGAGGTGTGTCCACCATGCATTTCAAATCCCACCACTTCTAAGTGACTCATCATTGTATCTGCTTTGGTTTCGTCCATCATACCAAATGAGTATATTTCGTTCTGTGGATTTATCCAAGGCATCATCAATATTGGAAACCCATCAAAGTCTACCTCTTGAGCCTCTGGATATAAATGTATATTGTCATATCGTTCACCTAATAATTCTTGTAAAGAATTTACATCATTTGTATTTCTAAAATAGATATCGTGATTACCTACAAGTATATGTAAATTTATTTCTAGATAATTAAATGGTCGTATAAATCTTTCTCTAAAATCTTTGAGTATTCGATAAGACACAAACTTTCGTCTGTCCATCAAATCTCCAAGATGTATACAATGTTTTATATTATTTTGTTGTAAATATGGAAAGAATACTCCCTCATAAAAATTGTAGAAGTATTCATTAAAATTTACGTTATCGTTTCTTGCACCAAAGTGTGTGTCGGTTAGTAAAGCTATCTTCAATCATCAGACTCCATAAAATTTTCTAAACCATTTGTCTTTGGTGTAGTTTCTTTTTTCTTGGGTTTATATACATCTTCATCTGGTAACATTAAGTCTGGGTCAAATCCTCTTACTTGGTATTGTGTATCATCACCTTCCATAACTGTAAAGGAGTCATAAGATCTCTTCTCTATCATTTTATTTTTTATGTGTGATTGTTTTTTTTCTTTCTGTATTCTACGAATGAAAGCAAAATAAATTATCTGTGTAAAATATGAAAAAGGGTTTTTAGACTTATCTGGATCAAAGTTATGCACATATTGTAAACAGTTTTCTATACCATCTGATATCATTTCTTGTCGATATGAGTAATTTATAAAGTTTGGTCTATAGGAAAGTCCGTTTGCAATCTTGAGAAAACACTCACCAACGTAATTGGATATTCTAGGTTTTTCATCACCAGCTTCTTCTGCATCTTTACATTGTTCTTTCCACTCTTTCATTGCTTCAAGAAACTTTGCGTTATCGACATAGTGTGCGCTGGGTTTTTTCTTCTTAGCTCTTGCCATGATAATCCTTTACATAAAAAATAGTTATTAGAACCAATGTACCATAAAAATTAATCTATGTCAATACCTAATTTGTACTTGACAAAGATATACTAAGTGTGTATAATCAACTGTGTTGTATATAGAAATTAATGTATAGTTACATCATCCTTGATGTATTCTAACATTTGATCTTTAAGATCTTGTTTTTCTTCTTCCTCAATTGCTTTGAGTTCTTCCTCAGATGGGCCGTCACCTAAGTCCATCTTTTTTAATACATATTCGTAATACTTTTCTAAACCTATTGTGACAGGTAGATTTATTATAACGATATTTTTATTTAAACTAATAGTTTTTTGGTCACTAAATAGTTGCATCCATTTACCTAAACTAAGTGATTCGACAACACCAGTTTTCGTCACTCTAGATATTGTTTCCATCTTGAGTGGTGATTCTATTTCTATGTGTTTATCTGTATCGCTAACTACATTACAAATAAGATTTTCACCATTTGATAGTTTTACAATGTTTGTGGATTTACTCATAACTTTACCTTATCAATCTGATAGTTAAATTCTTCCTCGTTGTATATATTTATTCGTTCTTGAAAGTGGTTGAATGTAAAATTAGTCCAAGCTGTGTGAGATAAATTGTCTGCAAGGTCAAATACTATAGTGGAACTTTTAGTTGAAGAAGTACGCAACCCTCTTCCAATTGATTGGAGAACTCGTATTCTACTTTTTGATGGACTGGAGAACACGATGTTGTGAAGATTGCGAATATTGATACCAGTGCTAAAAGTACCATAACTAGCAACGATAATTGCATTTGTTTCATTCTCTGTAATTTCACGAATATTCTCCCTTGTTTGTGTGTCTGTTCCACCATAAACAAAAAATACTTTTCTATCAAAGTCTTTCATCATATCATATAAAACTTTACCATGTTTTTCTACTAACTGAAATAATACTAATGTATTACCTGTAAGAGCTTTACATAAATTAGTGATAAATTCATTACGAATAGGTTGTGACACCAGATAATCTATTTCTTCTGCGTATGTGCTTCCCTTTACTCTTTTACATTCTTCTTCTGGGTGTTTAAGAACAATGCATTTGATTGTTAGTTTTGCAAGTGTATTTTTATCTATAAGATCTTTCGTTGATATGACTTTCTCTACCGAACCAAACAAACCTTCCAATATTAATCTATGTGTTTGTGTTCCATCTAATGTTCCTGTAAATCCATGTCTATATTTACAATTTTCTAATTTAGTCAGAATACTTGTGAGTGATTTTGATTTAAATAAATGAGCTTCATCACCTAGAACACACCCAAAGTTTTCAAAGTATTTTTTAGGCATTTTATATAAAGATTGCCATGTTGATACTATTACAGGTTTATCTGTAGTTCTTTCGTGTCCTGAGTATATCCTGTGAATATATTTATCGTTCCAACCATAATCAATAAAGTCTGAGTACATTTGTTCCACTAAAGATGTAGTGGGTACAAGTATAAGTATTTTTTTATCTTTGAGTAAAAGGTTGTAATACCGAATTAGGGTGTATATTATTAATGATTTCCCAGATGCAGTAGGAGAAACAATAAGACAACGATGTTTTCGCAGAGAGTGAAGTATGGCATTAATCTGATAATCTCGTATTTCAAGTTGTTTTCCTTTCGATTGTGGACGTAGTGATTCGGTGAATTTTCTAACATCCTCACGAACAACATTCCTGTCATCTTCAATCCCCTCTTCTATTATGTAGTCAATTGAGTTTCTTGAACAAAATTGTTTTAGATAAGGTAAAAGTCCACAGTATATTTTATTTGTTTGTTGAGAATATAATCTTATCTTACCATCCCATATACGTTTTTTATACATAGGCATAAACTTGGCCCCAGGCACTTCAAACGTAAAATAGTCTGCGAGTTCTCTACCCAAACTTGAGTCAACTTCTAGATTTAAGTAAACTTCGTTTACTTTAGATATGTGCATTTTGCAGTTGCTCTGGTTCACCATATTCGCCACGAACTAATACATTCCACGCAACACTAATTCTTTCATCTTCAGTTGCAGGCACCCAATGTTGTAACCAAGATGGGAATATTATTCCTGTTCCAACTTTTGAGTCATAAGCAATCATATCAGAGTTACCAAAATCATCTGAAGATCTTCTTGGTACAAAAACACTTGCTTGAGGTCTAGGATCAAAAAATTGTATTGCAGATGTTTTACTAGACGCTTTTAAATAAAGCACACCAGAAAATACATTATTTGAATGTGTGTGTGGTGCATGAAATTTTTGACCTGTTGGTCTAAGTATATTTGCCCACATATTTGTTATCTCTGGCTTACCTTGATATGTTTTATCTTCCATTATAGTTTCTGTAACCCCCATAATGGTTTTTACTAAATTAGAAAAAATATCAAGTTTGTGTATTTCATTTTCAAGTTGACTTCCAGTTCTGCTATTCCATCTAGCTCCTAGGTGGGAAAGGTTCTGACCATTTTTCTCTACAAAACTTTTTTCTCGTATGTAATCAACTAAAGTTTTTAACTCTCCACTTGCAAATTTATGTTCAAAGTTATATAAACTTGTTGGAAATGCATCATGTTTTTTTACATCAACCATGTTACTATACTATACCTTGTTCCTTTCTCAACTTTCTTAACTGCATGGGGAAACATGAAGTTAGATGGGAATACTATCGCAGAACCTTTTTTAGTTTTGAACTCGTTATCTGCGACAAGAAAGTTACCTCCCTCATAATTATCATTTAACATCAATAGTGCTGTTAGTTGTGGATATCCATATGTCTGTCCATGTGAGTGATGTATATTGTCTATATGTCTGGACATAAACCCACCCTCAGAGTATTTGTTCAGTCTGAAGTCTGTGTATCTTTGACAAACACAGTCTTTGTGTTTTTCTTGATACTTCTTGAGTGTAGTCATAAAACAAATTCTTATATCTTGATAGTGTTGTTCACCATTGACAAACCAACCATCATCCATCTTAACACGTTCTTTACTTCTTTTTGACTTACCCTCAGATGTTGCATATTCAGATGCTTTAAGTGGTTTCACATTATCTGAATAGTTCATGATTTTATCACATAAATCATTTGATACTATGTTTTCGTAGTATCCTATCCACCTTTTCATATCATTCCAGCCTCAAATTGCTTCCAACCAATCGCATTTTTGATATCCCAACCACGACTTTGTATTGATCTAAGAACACCATCAATATATTTTATAGTTATTTCAAGGTATGCGATTTTATGTTCTGATTTAATTATATCTTCATCTGACTCAATGTATATACTGAGATCAGTTTTAAGAACCTTTAGGTCAAATGGTTTGGTAACATAGATTTTTGCATCAGCCTTACCACCATAGTATTCCCATTTGTCTCTATATAAAACTTTATAGTCACCCTTTGCCCTGTACAATAAAAGTTCAAAGTTTGTTTTTTGATCTAGGTATTTTGCGTAAAGTTCTTGATTTTTATATGACTCTGTGTCAAGTCTTTCATCATCTACCTCCAAGTCTTTTTTTACTTGAAGTTTCAATTCGTCAAGTGTCATTCATTCTCCATATATTTTATTATGTGTATTATTCACTCGTATAAAGGTTGCACATTTTGATAGTGATTTCAATCTATTTGCACCAACATAAGTACACGCAGAACGAACACCACTTAATATATCTATAAGGGTATTTTCTACGGGGCCACGATAGGGAACTATGACTGTTTTACCTTCAACACCCCTATATTCTCTGTTTCCTACTTCATGTTTATCCATTGCAGATTCAGATGCCATTCCATAAAATTTCATACCTACTGGTTTTTCTACATCATCTTCAAATATTAGTTCTCCATCACACTCATCATGTCCAGATAACATACCACCAATCATAACAAAATCAGCACCAGCCGCAATTGCTTTAACAATATCTCCAGATGAATTGCAACCACCATCTGCAATTATATGTCCACCCAAACCATGAGCTGCATCTGCACATTCTATAACTGCACTTAATTGTGGAAAACCTATTCCTGTCTTTATTCGTGTTGTACAAACTGATCCAGGCCCAACTCCAACCTTTACAATATCTGCACCAGCAAGTATTAACTCCTGTGTCATATCAGCAGTAACTACATTACC